GGTGAGATGACTCAAATGGCTGGTGGTGGTTTATTAGCTTTTGCTGATGGTGATGTAGTTCCATCTACAACATCTTTACCATCTATGGATCCTAACGTTATACCTAAAGATAAAAAAGGTGACTACGACTGGGATACTTATATTGCACAAAAACTATCTCAAAAATATGCAGAAAGCCCAACGGTTAAAGCCCAAAGAGAAGCTTTGGAAGCTGGTATTGCTGAGCGTAAAAAAGCCATGGGTTATGAAGGTTTAACTCGTTTTGGTTTAGACATGATGGCTGGCACTTCACCTTACGCTCTTACGAATGTAGGCGCTGCTGGTAAATCAGCATTAGACTATATGTCTGGCGAAGGTAAAGATATTGCACAACAAAGAGAAAAACTTCTTGAGCTTAAATCTGGTGAAGAGAAAAATAAAGAAGCTCGTGAAGCTCAAATGTTGGGCTATGCAATCCAAGCTGACACAGCTAAGAAAAATAAAGTATTACAAATGGCTCAAATTGCAGCTACTCGTGATGCTACAAAAGCTTCTCAACTTGCTACTAACCAACTTACTGCCGCTAAATTATATGGCGATGTTCTAACTAAAAATGTATTATCATTGCGTAAACAATTTAGTGATCTTGGTTTACCAGTTGATGAGAATGAATTACAATTAGATGCAGAAAGATTAACTTACGAGGCATTTAAAGGTGCTCCAAAAGATAGTGTCATGGCTAATTATATGTCTGGACTTACTGCACCTGAAGCAAGAAAACCAAAAGAAGTGGCACCTAAAAAAGAGCCAGGTTTCTTTGAAAACCTTTTTGGTGGAAGTAAAGCAGTAGATTTTAATCAACTACCTACTAAGTAGACTATGCCTATAGATGTCAGGATGCCTGATGGGACTCTTGTAAAGAACGTCCCAGATAACATAACGCAAGCTGATTTGCTTGCCAGATATAATGCCTTCTCGGCACAACCTGCCACGTCTATAGCTCCTGAAATACAAGTAAAACCACAAGCCCCTCAAGTTGGCCCTGAAGGTGCTCCCATACCCCCCATTCTTCAAAACCAAGAACCTCCTGTTCCAGAACAAACAATCCTACAAAAGCTTGTAGGTGTTGAACCTACTCGTGGTCCAAAAGGTCCTGGTGCAAGAGAGTTAGCATCAGATGTATTTGCTGCAGCAAAACAATTCCCAGAACAATTAGCTAGTTCAGCCATTCAGGCTTATCAAGGTAAGGATGTTGAAACTATTGCAGATCAGGAATCTACAGCCAATAAGATTGTAGAAGATGCACGCAAAGCAGCTGAAGCTAATATGGCTATCAAGGGTGCCGAGGATGTTTATACTGACTTCTTAGGCGCTAAGATTAAACGTAGCGACATTAGAAACCTTCCACAAAACTTATCTTTCTCCCTTGTAGCTATGGGATCTGCTTTATTATCAGGTCTAGGAACTACAGCTGCTACAAAAAATCCTATTGCTGGTTATGGCGCTGGGGCCGCAACAGCTGGTAAAGTTGCATATAACATTGACACAAATAGTTTCTTACGTGATTTGAGAGAAGGTTTAAATCAAGCATCTATTGAACAGCGTGGCATACCAATTACAAATGAAGAGTTTGTTAAGATTGCTCAGTCGCCAGAAATGCAAGCAAAAGCTAAAGAATTTAATCTTGACGTAAGGGGTAAAGGTGCTGTAGACGAACTAGCAAATATACATGGTTTGCATGAAGCTGGATGGGAAGCTATTAGCTCAACAGTAGGACTTGGTGCTGGTAAATACATATTTAAAGAAGCTCTTAAAGGCAAGATATTAAAACCTGTAGCAGCCTTTACTGGTGAATTAGGTCTAGAACTTGCTGGTGAAACAGCTACTCAATTAGGTCAATCTAATGTAGAACGTAAAGCTGGTATGCATCAAGACGCAGAAAGAAGTTGGTCAAGCGCTGAAGATTGGAAAAAGTCTTACAAAGAAGTTGCTGGTCCTACATTATTAACTACAGCAGTATTAGGTGGCGCTCCAGCAGCAGCAGGTGCGGCTAAACGAGCTTTTACAAAAGCAACACAAACACCTGCCACACAAGAACGAGTAGAGCCAGACGTTATACCTCCTGAAGTTTCAGAAACTCTAGTCCCAGTAGAAACAGTAAGCTCTGATAGAGTTTTATTGGCTGCTCAAACACGTTTAAATCAAATAGAAACAAAGATGAAAGGAACTCCAGATTATGAAGGCGTTGGTCCTGATGGAAAACCAAGGACAGTCAAAGGTCAAGAACCTCAACTTATTACAGACAAAGAAAGAGCCGAATACGACTTCTTAAAAAACAACATTACTGATCCAAATGCTATTGCTAAAACATATGGATTAACTATTGATGAAACAGCTGGGCTACCAGCAAAAGAAACTACAGAAGTTAAAACTTCACATGATACTCAAGCTATGCTTGATGAGTTAGCTGGTAAAGATATTGAATATGTGCCAGAAGAAAAAGCGCCAGTTAAAACAGAAGTTAAACCAGTTACATCTGTTCCTGATAGTGCGTTTAATGGAGACATGGAAGAAGGCTTAAATAGAGTTTTTTATAATGATTTATATAATGGTAAACCTATTGAATTATCTCTCCAAGGTTTTACTCTTGAGGAACAAAAGGCTTTAGAAGATGCAGGGCTTGCAACTAATGGCACAATGTCTCGTGAACAATTTTATAAATGGTCAAATGAAAGAGGCGCTAGAGTAGTAGGGAAAAGTAAATATAGTCCCCTTGAAGAAGTTAAGACTACAGAAGAACCTACAGGCGTTATTACCGAAGAAGAAAAAGAATTTACTCCAGTTGGCGGTAGACTTATCAACAAAGCTGACGCTGATAAATTAGCTCGTGAATCTGCTATCGCTTTACAACAAAACTTAGCTGATCAAGAAGCTGAAAAAGAAAAACAACTTAAACAAGAGATTCGTGAAGAAAAGTTTAGAGAGCCTCCTACACAAACATTATCTGCAAGATTAGTTCAAGAAGGTGGTATTAGCCGTGAACAAAAACGAGATATGCTTGGTGAAACAGGCAAGATCGAAGGCTATGATCATGTGTTTAGAGTAAAAGGTAATGATCTATTAACGCTAGTTAAAGATGGTAAGCTTGATGATTACTTACCACCAGATCTAAGAACTACAGCTGTATCACAAGATGGGCTTTATGATGCTCGTCCAGGATATAACTATATCTCAGACATGATTAAGACTGGTGAGAAAGTTCATACGTATGAATATGAAATGGCAAAGCTTCAACATGAGAACATGGTTTATGAAAAGAACCTAGCTAAACAACAAATGACACCTAATGAAGCAGCACAAGCAGCTGCTGCTGAAGAGCAAGGCAAAATATTTTTATCTCAAGGTAAGATTAAAGGCGGCACAACGCCAGATGTTGCTGATTCAATTATTAGAAAGATTTTAGGAAAAGAAGGAAGAAAATTACTAGACGATAAAAAGCTTAGACTTGTTGCATCTGCAAATCAATTAGATACAAGATTATTAGATCAAATTACAAATAACACTCGTGCATTCTACGACCCTGTTACTAACACATCATATATTATTACTGATCGTGTATTGCCGTATGAATTAAAACCAATGATACTACATGAGGTTGGAGTTCATTATGGTATGAGAAGAATGCTTGGTGATGTTGCATATAAAAACTTACTTGCTAACATTGAAAAGCTTCACAAAACAGATGCAGCGGTTAAAGAAGCATGGGATACAGTATTGCAAACAGAATCATATGCACAGCTATTAGAGAAAGAAGAATCAAAAGCTGCTTTCTTAGAAGAGGTGCTTGCTCATCTTGGCGAATCCGCTCCTAACCATAGTCTATGGAAACGTATTGTTCAGGCCATTAAAACATTCTTAATTAAAAATAATATCATTAAAGATCTATCTTCTTCTGAGATAAAAGATTTAGTAACGGCATCTTTAAAACATGCAGCTTATGAAAAAATAGACCCATCAAAAGTTATTTTGTCTGATAAAGAAAAAGGCTTGGAAGCTAGATTACAACAAGCCAACACTCCAGAATTTAAACAATGGTTTGGTGACTCTAAGATTGTCGATGAAAAAGGCAATCCAAAGGTTATGTATCATGGAACTAAAAAAGATATTGACCAATTTAAATCTGCTTATCAAATAGCCAAAGAAAGAGACCCTAGATTCGGTGCTTTTGGGTTAGCTGGAATTTACTTTACGCCAGATGCTAGCTTTGCAAGCATGTATGCAAAACCAGACTTTAGAAAACGTAAAGAACAAGCTAACGTATTGCCTGTATATTTGCGCATGGAAAACCCATATGTTTATCCTGAAGGAAAATGGGCTCAAGTTAAATCTGCATTCTTAAATCCAATTGAAAGATTTAAATACAACAGAGAAGTCAAAAAGAACATTAAAGAAAAAGGATTCCCTGATTCTGAAAACATTAAGTCTATGCAGATTAGCAGACAAGGATATAGATTTGTACGTATCCAAGAAGTTAATAAACTTAAAGCTCAAGGCTACGATGGTATTATTAGTCCTGATGGTCAAATGTATATTGTATTTGAACCTAATCAAATTAAATCAGCTATAGGTAATAAAGGAACTTTTGATACAACCTCTGCAAATATACTTGAATCACAACGCCCACCTAGAAACATAAGAGGCCAAGAAGTGTTACCTCAATGGCATGGCCCAGAAGAGTCTAAACTTGATCTATGGCTTTATAGATTACAAAACAAACAGATTGACACTAAGCGTGTTCAAGAACTTATTGGTGACATAGAAGAAGATTGGAATGTTTACGAGAAAGAACAGCTCTATCATGGTAGAACTGCTGCGGGCATTCGTAATTTCTTACTCAAAGAACTCTTGCCAATCATCAAAGAGATTGAACGTTTAAAAATTAGCCCTGAAGATGTTCGTACTTACTTGCATAATCGTCATGCAGAAGAACGTAACATTCAAATGAATAAAATTAATCCTGACATCTACGATGAAAGAACAGGAAGAACAATACCTAATCCACTTAAAGATAAAGGATCTGGTATCTCTACGCCTGACGCAAGAGCTTACTTGGCAGGTTTAGATCCAGCCAGAAAACAAGTGCTTGAACAGATCGCTACTAAGTTTGATCAAATGGTCAAGGGCACACAACAAATCTTAATTAATTCTGGTGCTGAGTCTCCAGAAACGATTGCTAAATGGAACTCTACCTATGAACACTACGTTCCTCTCTTCCGTGTTGAAGATGAGATGGCTAGACCTACGGGCATGGGTGGCACAGGTCAGGGCTTTGGTGTACGTGGTGCATTCAGTAAACGTGCTCTTGGATCAGAAAAAGATGTTCAAGATATATTAAGCAACATCATTGCCCAACGTGAACGTGCTTTAATCCGTGCTGAAAAAATTAGAGTAGGTCGTGCACTCTATGGTCTAGCTATACAAAATCCTAATTCAGACTTCTGGCTAGCTATTAATCCTGATGCTATCAGAAATAAGAAACAAGCTATTGCTGAACTAAGACGCATGGGCGTGCCTGATGCTGAGCAGATGATTGATAACTTAATGGCTGAGCCTAAAGAGCGTTATCTTAAAAAGACAAGAGCTGCTGAAGAAGGTTTTGAACCTGATGAAGATTTTGATTTTGACTCTGGATTGCCTGTTAACGAAAGCAAAGAAGTTGTAGCATCTAAAGTTAACGTCATGGCACGTTACAAAGACTTTGTATTCCCTGTACGCATTAATGGCAAGGATAGATATATATTCTTTAATAAGAATGATCCAAGAGCATTACGTATGGTTCAAGCATTAAAGAACTTAGATGTTGAACAATTAGGCTACCTTGAAAATATCTTTGGTATATTTACTCGCTGGTTTAAGAGCGTTAATACGCAATACAATCCAGTCTTTGGACTAGTCAACTTTGTCCGTGACTTTGGTGGCACATTACTTAATCTTACAAACACAGAAATTAAAGGCAAGCAAGCTCAGGTTATTGCAGGCGCATACAAGGCTATGGGCGGTATCCTAAACGTACATCGTGCTGAACGTAAGGGCAAACCATTACCTACTGGGCCATGGGCTAAACTATATCAAGAAGCTCGTGATGAAGGTTTCCAAACAGGATATCGTGATTCATTGATTCGCAATCAAGAAGAGATGCAGATTGTTGAGCATACGATTTCACAATTTAAAGATGGCAATACTAAGAAAGCATTCTATGCAGTATTAGGTGGCCTTACAGATTATAACGATATGATGGAAAATGCATTCCGCTTATCTGCATATAAGGTTGCTCGTGATCAAGGCTTATCTAAACAAAAAGCAGCGATTATTGCTAAAAATCTTACAGTTAACTTTGATAGAAAAGGTGCTTGGACAAAATCAGTTAATGTTCTCTATGCGTTCTTTAATGCATCTGTTCAAGGTACTGAGCGTATTTACCAGACACTTAAAGGCCCTAAAGGCAAGATGATTATTGGTGGTGGTATCTTAGCTGGCATGGTTCAAGCTGTCATGCTGGCCGCTGCTGGATATGGTGATGATGATCCTCCAGAGTTTGTACGAGAAAGAAACTTTATTATTCCATTGGTTGATGGTACATATCTAACAGTGCCTTATCCATTGGGCTATAACATATTACCTAACTCTGGCCGTATTGTTATGGACTTTATGATTCATGGTGGTCGCAATCCAGGCAAGCATATGACTTCACTTATGTCATCTGTTATGAATTCATTTAACCCATTAGGCAGCTCTGGATTTGCAATACAAACACTTATGCCTACTGCTATTGACCCAATAGTTGCGTTAGCAGAAAACAAAGATTCATTTGGCCGTCCTATCTATAGGCCTGATCGTGCTACAGCACCTACACCAGGCTATACAAGATCAAGAGATACTGCATCTACCTTAGGTAAGGGTATTGCTGAATTCTTAAACTGGGCATCAGGTGGCACTAAATATCAAAAAGGTTCAATCAGCCCTACTGGAGATGAAGTAGACTTCCTTGCTGGCCAGGTCGGTGGTGGTTTATATCGTGAAGTTACTAAGGCAGGAAAAGCTGTTAGCGCTGCAATTACAGGTGAAGAGATTCCATCTTATCAAAGACCAGTGGTAGGTCGCTTTTTAGGCTCTACAGGATCACCTGCTGCCGTATCTCAAACATTCTATAACAATGTAACCCGTATGACTGATCATGAAAATGAGATTAAAGGTCGTATGAAGAACAGAGAAGACGTAGAAGGCTACTTAAATGACAATCCAGAGGCTAGATTATGGAAAAGAGCTAATACGATTGAGAATAAGATTAATGAATTGAACAAAAGAAAACGTATGTTTATTGAGCGTGGCTTCCCTAAAGAGCGTGTTCAAGCTGTTGATGCACAGAAGACTCTGCTCATGCAAAGATTTAATGATCAGGTAAGTAATTTAACTCCTGAATAACAACTTCGCAATACCCTTCTTTAGCTACTTCCATTCGAGTTACACATAACTTATCTATTTGAGAGTCATTCTCATATACATTAGCATGTTCTAAGGCATCCAACAAAGGCTTTAAAATGTTATCTACATCACGTTTTCTCTTGTCGGGAGGGTACAGGTATACCTCCATGTGCAATCGTTCGTTTAAGGCCCCTTGGCGTGCGTTTAAAGAGCATAAAAACACAGCTTCTCTGAACTCTTTTCCCTTCTTTCCTAAAAACTTCTTAGATCCGAGCTGTCCCCAGTAATGATTTACGGTAGGAGGATAGGGCAGTTTTAATTTTATTGTTTTCATAAGCGTTATTATAGCAGATGAATTAATATAGGTACAACCTATTGACATGTATTTTATTATGTGCCAACATTACATCTCATTTTACTTTAAGGGGGATATCATGAAAAGGTTTATATCAATTACAGAGCACCTAATGACAGATCAAAAATACAATGATCTTATTAAGGATGGCTTTGAACCAACAGAATTTATTACATCTATCACAGCTGACCATGCTAGAGATCGTGGCTTAGAAACTAAAGTCAGATGTTTAGAAGTGGATTACGATATATTAAATGATGTATGTAAGGCAGTAGATGTTATTGCTACAGACAAAGCATTTGATGAATTAGAAGAAGCTATGCTAAATACTAACATGTGTCCTAGTGGAAATTGTGAAGCATGAAAATAACCAATCAATTTAACTTACCTAAGCCATTTGAGAATATAGCTAAGAATCCTAGCTACTCAAAAGGTAAGGCTCATATATCAGCAACAAGCTTACTTAATAGCCCTAAGATTGTAACGCTATTAAAGAAGTATGATGATGAGTTAGAGCAAGATGTATCAGATATGATTTGGTCTATTTTTGGGTCAGCAGTTCATAACGTGCTTGAAAAAGGTGCAGATGAACATAACTTGGTTGAACAACGTTTCTTTGCTGAGGTGGATGGTTGGCATGTATCAGGTGCAATTGATCTTCAAGTGGTAGATCCTGATGGCATCCATATTAAAGACTATAAGACTACATCTGTTTGGGCGGTAATGAATGATAAGCCTGAATGGGAGCAACAACTTAACATCTATGCATGGTTAGTTCAAAAGAATAAACAAGTGCCTATTAAGTCATTGCAAATTGTTGGTATCTTGAAAGATTGGTCAAAGCGTGAAGCTGAACGTAAGCCTGAGTATCCACAACGTAACGTAGCTATTGTCAACATTCCACTATGGACGTTTGAAGAGCAAGAAGCTTTTATTAAAGGCCGTATTGCTAAACATAGTGCCGCTGAGTTTGCTTTAGAGACCGAAGCTGAATTACCTGAATGCACACCTCAAGAGATGTGGGAAAAGCCACCTGTATGGGCAGTGATTAAAGTAGGCAATACAAGAGCCAAGTCACTTCATGAAACAGCAGAGTTAGCTGATGCAGCATTAAACGAATTAGGTAAGGGTTATGAGATACAAGTTAGAAAAGGTGACAGAACAAGGTGTAAAGATTATTGTTTAGTTAATAGATGGTGTAAGCAATATAAAGAATATACGGAGGCTCAAACATGAGCAAACAACAGTCAGATGGATCTACAGCAAGTTATTACGAATTGCCTGAGGGTGCAACAGAATTGCAAGAACTAATAAGTGCTAAGAATATGAATGCACAGATTGGTGAAATATTTAGAGCTTGTTATAGATATGGTGAAGTGGCTCATAGCCCAGAGATTAGAGATATAAAGAAGATTTTATTCTATGCGAAAGCTGAATTAGAAAGATTAAATAAACTAGAAAAGGTGAACTAAATGAGCGTATATAAAAAGTTACAGGAGGCACGAATTGATCTTCAATCTAGGCCTTTAAAGAAGTCTGGCAAGAATAAATTTGCTGGATTTGAATACTTTGAATTAGGTGACTTCTTGCCTACCATTCAAACTATATTCACAGAAAAAGGATTGTGTGGAACTATTACTTTCTACACTGACATTGCTATTTTAACAATTGTAGATGTTGATAAACCAGAAGATAAGATTGAATTCAAGTCTCCAATGTCTACAGCTGAATTAAAAGGCTGTCATGCAATTCAAAATTTAGGGGCGGTTCAGACCTATTTAAGACGCTATCTTTGGGTGGCAGCTATGGAGATAGTTGAACACGACTCTCTTGATGCTATCACTGGTAAAGATGAACCAAAAAAAGCTAAGTCTACAGTAACAAGTCCAATTTCTGTAGATAAAAAAGAAACATGGCAAAATGATCTAATTGTTTGTAAGGAGGATCCAAACGATCCTACTGTGTGGAGAAATGATCTTATATCTGGAACGGAAGCAAAGTTTGAATTCTGTGGAAGTGTAGCAACGCTTATGAACACTTTCAAAGTAAACAAAGTTTCTTATGAAAGATTAAAGGATGAGTCTCCAGATGAATTCAAAGCCCTTATGAATAAGTTTACAGAAGTAAAAACAAAACTAGAAAAGGAAGCAGTATGAATATCAAACTTGAACTAACTCAAGAAGAAACAGGATTCTTAATGGGAGTTTTAGCAGAACTACCTACTAAGACAGGCGCATGGACTTTAATTCAAAAAATTAAAGAACAAGCAGAACCACAAGTACCACCAACAACTAAAGAGGAGACCTTAAATGGCTGAGCAAAGAGCAAATAGCGGTTCGCTAGGAAAGAACAGATACAAAGACAATGAAAAGAAACCTGATCTTACGGGCAACATTCATGTAGATCGCAATCTATTAATTGACTTACTTACTAAACATAAAGATAAACCTCTTATTCAATTAAGACTATCTGCATGGAATAAGCAAAACAATGAAACTGGCGAAGGCTTCTTAGGTATTGCAGTATCAGAACCTCAACCACCAAAGCAAGAAGCTGGTAAGAATCCTTGGGAGGCTTAATGGAAACCATTCAGTTTGAAGGTGTTAAGGTTGCACTCAAACAAGATAAAACTGGATATGTTCTAACGCTTTCTATGCATCCTGACGATATCCCTGAGAGTTTACTTAGGGATTTTGTCGGTGCTAGATACCAAGTGGTAATGGTTAGATTAGATAATCATGAGGCTCCAATTGATCGTCAAGACGAGTTCTCTGCTGATCGAGCTATAAGAATATCTGGTATGTTGTGTCGTGATCCAAAGTTCTGGGAATATCTATACTCCAAGAGTGAGATATCTACCAAAGACTATGAGACCGTTACACAATGGCTAAGGTTTTATCTGGATTTAGAATCAAGATCTCAACTTAAAACTAACATTGAAGCTCAAAATAAACTTGACGCTTTATATAGGGAATATACTGCATGGAAACCAATAAGCTAATACCGTATTCAGTCTATTTGCCTAGTGACTTACATAAGAAGTTAAAGTTATTAGCACGTGATCGTAAAGCCTCTGAGCTTATACGTAATGCAATTCAAATGATTATTGATGGCAATACTGCATACAATAGCGGTTATAACAAAGCGCTTAAAGATACAGTTAAGGTTATCAATACCAATGAAAGCGCTATTACTATATCTGTTCATGGCATACTGATTGCTGATAATTTAATCTCTGACATTAAAACATTGGAGATAAGCAAATGACAGATAACGAAAAAGAATATATGGAATCACTGTATGCTGGACTTGCCATGATGGGTTATCTCATTCGTGGCACTCCCATACATAAGATACCTGAAGATGCTAAAGCTATGGCTAAGGCTATGATGGAAGATGAGAAAGTAATTGGCCTTCCAGCAATCAAAAGAAGAACTAGGAAATGAGTGGTCAAAGATACTGCTCATCATGCCTTTCATTTAGATTGGCCGAAACAGGCAAGATGGTTCAAACAGCAACTAAAAATATCAAACGATTTAAATGTGCTTTATGTTTAAGCAGAATGGTCAAACCAAATAAGGAGTTACATGTTCCAAGAACTCATAAAAATAGCTGAAGAAGTATATACACTAGACAAACAACTTGGCATCCGCATGGGAAAGTGTTTAGAGTCTTTAGGTAAAAAGATTGCAGAGCATAACAAAGAAACAAAAGCCACTAATGTTAAGATTGGTAAGCTAGAAGGCAAGATTAAAGCCTTAGAAAGCGCTATGCGTAGGAGAATGCACTAATGGAAAACTATAAACAATGGATGGAACAAAAGCTTACATCAGAAGATATGGATAAGCTACCTAAAATAGTTAAGCCATTAAATGATGATGAAATAAGCAAAATACTTGATGCTCATGGGTTTGATGAAGTACAAATTGCAGGGGAATATATTGATATTGTTAAGCTTATTAGAGATGTAGAAAGAGCGCATGGCATTGTATAGAAACAAAAAGCTATTAGAGATAGTCAGGGAATCTCCCTGCCAAGTGTGTGGGATTGAAGATGGAACGGTTGTGGCAGCGCATTCCAATCAAATGAGGGATGGTAAATCAACCTCCATGAAATCAAATGATTACAGAATTGCCGCAATGTGTTATAAATGTCATTCTAATCTTGATCAAGGAAGCAAGTTGACAAGAGAAGAACGGGTAGATATGTGGGAAGATGCCCATCGTAAGACTATTGGTTGGTTATTTGAAAAAGAACACTTGGAGGTTAAATGAAAACACAATTTGGTTTATTAGTAGGATTTTTAGGGATATGTATGATTCCTTTTGCAATAGTATTTGTAGCCTTCAGAGCCTCTTGTAACTTTGTAAGTAGAATAGCTATGGAAGGATTACATGATGATTAACTCTGGCAAACAACCATACGCATGGATCTATGAAGAGTTTGATCACAACAACAAACTTGTCAATAGTTTTATCTCTCCATTCAAGCCATCTGAAATATCATTTAAGAATGAGCTGAAATCAAAACTCCATAATATTACCTTAACACCTCTGTATAGATGTGATGATAAAGCTGAAAAGTTTACCGCAGTAAAGAAGTACGATAGTAAGTTATTAGTAGAAGCTAACTTAGGACTCTAACATGACTACAAGGCTCATCAACGATTATACAATTAAAGTAACGTATGATATGTTGAGAAAGATGCCTCCCTTCAACGACTGGAACCTTCCAGCTCCACACAAAATAATATTTGAAAGTAATACAGATCCCACAATCTGCGGTGAGTTTGACGTAGAGCCTATGGTTATGAGAATAAGCACGCATCACCAAGAAACTTATATCAACATGATGAGAACTGTTGCGCATGAAATGGTTCATTTAAAGCTTTACTTAGAGGGAAAAACGCACTATGATAAGCACGATAAAACATTTAGGAAATTGATGTTTCAATTCAACGACCTATATGGATTTGATAGGAAAGAATTATAAACTTACGGGGGAACACCATGACAATTAAGTATAAATCAGTATTAGTAATATCGGATCTACATATACCGTATCATCATCCACAGGCTTTTGATTTTCTACAAGCCCTTAAAACAAAATATAAGCCAGATCACATAGTCAACATAGGCGATGAATTAGATTGTCATGCAATGTCTATGCATGATAGCGACCCAGATCTTTATTCAGCAGGCCATGAATTAGCAGCCTCCATATCTTACATTCAAAAGCTTGAAAAGATATTTCCAAAGATGGTGCTTGTCCACTCTAACCATTCATCTATGTTGTTTAGACGTGCATTAAAACATGGTGTACCTAAAGGCTACCTTAAAGACTACAATGATTATCTTGGTGTTGGCAGTGGTTGGAAATGGGTGGAAGATCATACAATTACTTTAGTTGACGGTTCACGTTGTTTCTTTACTCACGGACTATCTGCTGACGTGCTTAAAGTTGCCATGCAATACGGGATGCACACTGTGCAGGGCCACTACCATACCAAGTTCAGTATCGGATACTATTCCAATCCAGATCAGTTAGTCTGGGGCATGCAAGTGGGATGTTTGATCAATCAGAAGTCAATGGCATTTCAATATGCAAAGAACTTTAAGACAAGATTTATTGTAGGTTGCGGTATGATTATCAATGGCCAGCCAAAGCTTATGCCTATGATGTTAAATGAAAATGGTAAATGGATAGGTAAATTACTATGAACTACATAATGATAGTTATCATGTTTGGCAATATGTCTGTTGAAACTTACAGTGTAAATTTTGACTCTCAGCTTACATGCGAGAACGCAAAAACCGCTATAATAGAAAAGTATGATAATGTTAAACGACCAGGAGTTACCCCTGTGATTTTATGTGTAAGGAAATAGTATGGCAAGTGAAGCAGGAAAAGGTAGTAAGCAAAGACCCACCAATAAAGAAGCCTATGACGAAGCGTATGATCGTATATGGGGTAAGAAAAAGAATCAATCTTATAAAGAAAAACCATATAAAGACGGATTTAATTATGACTCAGATGCCGATAGCATCAATGATGTTCGCTACGATATAAACATTCCAATTGATCACTATGAAGAGTGAGGTTCAGTCGCCTTGCATTAAAGTTTGTAAGCTAGAAAATAATCACTGTGTTGGATGCGGTAGATCTAAGCATGACATTACTTACTGGAATGAATACAGCAATGAAAAGAAGTTTAAGATAGTAAGAAAACTAAAGAAGGATAAAAGATGAGTAAACTAGAACCTATTGTGAATGGCATAGTTATCGCTGCAATGATGTATGGTATTTACGGAGTAATTAAGCTTTTAATAGTAGCTTATAAGTTCTTTTAAATTACCAAAACATATTCAATACGCCATTAATCCGTATTAAATGTCCCTGCAATGTAATCCTGTAATCGCCTTCAACATAATCTTTTAATCCAGCAATCCTATGTAATACAGTTCCATCATGGCCTATGATCTCTTTCTCTTCATAAGGCAGATACTTTTCCTTTCCATCTTCAATATAGTCCATGCCACCGCCACCTGTAGGTAGTTTAATTGCTACTGTAAAAGCATAGGGATCTATATTTCCTAAGTCTAATGTAATATGTGGGTAGTCTTTATGCCAAAGGCCTGCATGGGTGAGCAGGAATGGGCTTGAAGCAAAGATGTGAAAGGATGGGTGAGCTAAGGAATAGTTAAGCTTGATTGGCTCTTTGAACTGATCTGATAAGTAATCAATAATGATATCGTATATGTCGCCAAACTTTTCACGCAGTATGGGATTTAATATCTTAATGTCTTGTTTGTATTCTGGTGTCTTGCCGTCTAGGTAAGCATTTCTTCCAAGCGTATAGAAGGCAAATTCATTTGATCTGGATACCCAATACTTCTGAAGCCTAAAGACTTTATCAGCTATCTCTTCCGTATTGATATCTAGTTTGTGAGAAATAAAAGGGGTCATAGACCCCTATTATATACTAATAACAATCTGTTACGATGACCATTATTTGTTCATTACGTACATAGTTACTTCAAAGCCAAAACGCATTTCTGTAGCTGCTGGAGTTGTCCACATAATATTTTCCTTTGTATATAAAAAAGATCTATTTTTGCTATACAAACACCTTTGTATGTAATTTACTCCATACAAGCTAGTTTGTATTGAATATAATGCGCCTTTTGCGATACAAAATCCTCCATAAAACCATGAAAAATGCCTAATTCTATATAACATTTAGTTATATACAACTATTTCTATATAACTTTTACAAATATGTTGACACAGATATACGGATTTGCTATAGTTTCGTTGTGAGTCCCTTTCCTCACACGATCCTTTACATTTGCTTCTCTCTCTCGTAATGGTCAACCCTCGGTGTCCCTCGCACCTTTAAAACCCTTAGATTAAAACCTAGGGGTTTTTCTTTTATACCCCTTGCTTTTTGTTTTAAACAGGAGTAAATTTATAAATGAGAGATGTGAATGCAAAGGTGATAAGAGAACGTTCGTTCTTTTTTCCCCTATCTATTCGCATCTTTCCGTACTCCAAACGTTATCAATGAACCTACATGGGTTGCGTGGAATAATACATAGGCCTTGTTACACCCGCAAGCGAGCCTCGTGAACTTAAATGGGTATCACACAAGATATACTGCCACGGGGTGACTTGCCAACAGTATGTCGATTGAACATTAACTCTGTGTAGGACTGGTATTGGGTAGCTTCTATTGCTCAATGTGGGTCAAAGGTGTGTCCATCTCACCCTTGGCGGAGCTATATTCAAAAACAAAGAAAGGATCATATGAGCTTTGAAAAAAGAAAACAAGATGGCTTTTTAACCAAGAAGCTTGCGGAAGAATTAAAGTTGTATCATACTACTTTTGAGGAGCTAAATCCCGTTAGAAAGATGGCAATAGATTATATGCTTTCTGATAGCTGGAAGAATTACAAAACATATAAGGGAATCCCACAATGAACTTCACACACGCAGTTGTTGATGATGGCGATATCATCAGGAAATATCGTTGGTCTAAACGAGAAGCAAAATGGTATAAAGATTCACATCCCGATATAGATGTGATAGAGTTACCTAAAACACCGAAAGAAGTGTTTAATACAAATGATTACGAGGAGGCACCATACTAATGGGCGAAGCATATCACAAAAAATATTTAACGACTGAACAAGTAATAGAAATCAAGAGGGCATTAAAGACTATGCCTATTCCTAAAGTAGCTAAAGCATTTAATCTCAAGCCACACAATGTAAGAAACATATATCTTGGTGTTTCATATAGAACGGTAGGTGAGTAATGGCTGATACAAAGAAAACAATCATAGTTGAAAATGTTTTGGTTAAGGGGTATATTAAACACGCTAATGGTAAAAAGACCATGTTTGAATTTAACAAGCAAGACTTTAATCCATCAGCATTCGAGAAAATATTTCAGGAAGTAGGCAATAAGTTTTAATGTATACAAAATTAGATGACATGAAGATGGCACAAAAGATTTTAGATTATATACAAAAGAATCCAAGCGCTTTAAGAGGACAGATTACAAAAGATTGCTTTACAAATATGCGTAGGTTGAGACAATTAGAAGCAGAAGGATATCTTAATATCCCAGCACCTATGCCAAGAGGGATTAGGAATAGGGAATACTATGCGAACAAAGCCGTTCAATCAGAAAGTCCATGATGCCTGCGATCCTCCCGCAAGAGAGGCAGTAAGTAAATATATCAAAGCAACATGGGATATGAATGCATGGCATAACCCTGATCAATACGCAGTTGATCTCATCATAGAAAAGAACAAAGAACTTATTGGCTACGCAGAGATTGAGATGCGTGACTGGGATCATTGTCCGTTTAAAACTATCCATATACCCAAGCGTAAAGATAAACTATTCAACAACGATAAGAGAACAATCTATTTTGTTGTGTCAAGGGGTATGAGCAAAGCTTGGTATATAGATACTGATGTGATTAAAAATTCATCAGCGCATGAGATACCTAACAAAGCAGTTAGTCAAGGGGAATATTTTTATGATGTGCCTACATACCTATTCACCGAAATAAGTTTGTAGCATACAATTATAAATGAGAGACAATAAACCCCAATACACTGATCTTGAACATAGGATATTAGAACTATCCGATGTCATTGACATGTTAAATGAAGAGAACATTCATCTCAAAGATATTATTGCCTCTCACCAATGGAATGCAACTGAGTTTGAAAAAGATTTTATATTGCACGAGATCACTGCCTTGAGAAAGCAATTATTAGTATTAGAAAAGAGTGAATCAAGTGCCATAGCAAGCCGAGATATGTTTCAAGACAGGAATGCAGAATTACTAAAACAACTTGCGTATTATAAGAAGCTCCAAAAAGCTTAGCCCACCCCAGAGGGTATCTGGATGTTAAAAGGATAATTATGTTAGAACTACGAGAACACCAACAAGGTGTCATAGATGCATTGCGTCAGGGATTTAAAGAGGGTCACAGAACACAACTATTATACGCTCCAACAGGATTTGGTAAGACAGAAGTAGCTATCTATCTAATGGAGGCTACAAGAAAAAAAGATAACAGATCAGCGATGATCTTAGATCGTATCGTCTTAGTAGATCAAACATCACAACGATTAGAGAAGTATGATATCAATCATGGTGTCCACCAAGCTGACCATTGGAAATACAATACATCAGAACTCATTCAGATATGCTCATCTCAAACATTAGAGCGTAGACAAGACTTTCCTAAGATGGATGTCCTCATCATAGATGAATGCCACATCACTCGAAAACAGATCAACGAGTTAATCAAAAACAATCCAAAGCTGAAAGTCATAGGCTTAACCGCTACTCCATTTACAAAAGGCTTAGGCACTTTGTATTCTAATGTTGTATGCGGATCAACTACACAATCATTAGTCATCAATAAATGGTTAGCCCCCTTGAAAGTTTATATTGCCAAAGAGATTGACATGAAGGGCGCTAAGAAGATTGCGGGTGAATGGTCGCCTGATGTCGTGACAGAGCGAGGCATGAGGATTACAGGTGATATCGTTCAGGAATGGATTAAAAAGACGCATGAGGTATTCGGCAAGCCACGCAAGACTATAGTATTTTGTGCGGGAGTAGCGCATGGTCAAGACTTAGTTAAGCAGTTTGCCGAGAAAGGATACAACTTTGTATCTATCTCATATAAAGAAACAAGCGAATTCAAGAAGGAAGTCATTGAAGACTTTAGCAGACCTGATACAGAGATACATGGCCTTATTGCTACAGATATCTTAACTCGTGGATTTGATGTCCCTGATGTTATGATTGGAGTGTCAGCTAGACCATTTAGCAAGTCATTAAGTTCACATATTCAACAGATGGGTAGAGTGATGCGCCCCAATCAAGATAAAGAGTTTGCCTTATGGTTAGATCACTCAGGTAATTACATTCGTTTCCGTAATGAATGGGAAGAGGTTTACCAAGAAGGTGTTAAAGACTTAGATGAAAGCAAGGTTGAACACGCTCACAAAGAGCCAACAGAACGAGAAAAGAAGGAAGCTAAATGTCCTTCATGCTCTGCATTATGGGAACATGGATCAGAGGAATGTTATTCTTGCGGATATGTTAGGAAGAAAAAGCAATTTGGTTCATTAGCGGGTGAGATGCACGAGTTAGGTATGAATGGTAGAGATGATGTAAGACGCAGACAACAATTCTTTTCTGAGTTATTATATGTAGCTAAGAATAAAAACTATAGTCCTAATTGGGCAAGCCATAAGTATAGAGAGAAGTATGGTGTATGGCCTAGAGATTTAGTGTTTAGAACAGACGCACCATCTATTGCTACTATGAATTGGATAAAGTCAAGAATGATTGCCTATAGTAAAGCTAATAAAAAAGATAGGAAAGTAGCATGAGATTTGAAGACTTTGCAAGGATACATGGCCTCATCATAGATCGTGTCATACCACATAGACAAGTTAGAACACCAACAGAAGACCACCCAAGAAGTAGGAATGGATCATATAAATTTCTAGGCCACTTCGGTTTCGTTCAGAATTGGGCTACTATGTCAGAACCAGCTATTTGGTTTGACGATAATAAAACAGCCTCATTCGAGGTAATAAAACGCAGTTCTGCTCAGGAGGATAAAGATCGGGAACGCCTAGCTAAGAAAGCAAGTGATAAGGCGGGTTGGATATTGCACCAATGTAAACAAGAAACCCACCCATACCTAGCCTCAAAAGGATTTCCTGATGAGTTAGGTAATGTATGGACTAAGGATAATGAGCGAATTTTAGTTATACCCATGCGGATCAACAAACGACTTACGGGTTGTCAGCTCATCAATAACGAGGGGGTCAAGAAGTTCCTGTATGGTCAAACGACTAAAGGGGCAACTCTCACCATGAACGCAAAGGGACTCCCCATCTTTTGCGAAGGGTATGCTACCGCTCTTAGTGTCAGAGAAGCCATGATCGCTAACAATCTCAAGTATTCTATCCACATCTGCTTTAGCGCATCTAATATGAAGTTCATAGCTGGGCAATTCCCCTATGGACTCGTCATTGCCGACAACGATCACTCCCATGTTGGTGAGACTACCGCTAGGAAAACAGGCAAGCCTTACTGGCTCTCTCCCGCAGTCTCCGAAGATTTTAATGATTTTCATAAACGAGTAGGCACATTTAAGGCCTCTCAATCCCTCAAAAAGAAGTTAATAGAGATAGGTAGCTTGGTGATCTAAACTACCTAAGATAGATCAATAAAAGTAAAGATTATTGACTTGGGCTAACAAAGGTTTCTTAAATACATTCTCTTTTGGGTGTATTCTGCTATCGTGAAAGAATTTAGAATGCCCAACGGGATTGTGTGTATAACCTTTTTGTTTCGTTAGAAATTTAACCGCTTGTAGCTTATAAGTCAGTAATTGAATATGCGTTGGTTCTTTCGCTTTACCTTCTTGTATTAAGGTTATATATTCAAACTGCTTAGGCTCGTAAACTACATCACAGACTTTGCTTATTGTCTTGGCTCGGTTCATAACTACATTATAAACCGCCTGTTGATTAGCAAAATCGCTACCCGCTTCACCAAATAATACAAGGGCTAGGCAAGTGCTTGCTAGTTCTAGTTCTACCATAAATTTTCCTCTTTGTTATTATGGAATGCACAGAGTATCAGTATTATCAAGGGTTTCAAAGCATACAAGGTCATAAATGTATGCTAAAATAAGCCTTATGGCTATCCCTTTACCTCTACAATCCTAAACTCTTCCCTGTCAGGCACATCTGCCAAATAATTGTCATCAACGGCAGTTTGGCAATCTTCTAAAAACATATCTAATTCTTCTTTAGCCACTTCATATGAGTCATATGTAGTCGGTATAGTTTTTCCGTCATCATCTTCCCATGACCATGTATTAGTCCAACCACCACATAAACACCATTCTTGAATTTCATACTTTTTATCTTGACCATTTTCGTCAATCCTAAAAGTCTTATTATTAATATTAAATGTTGGCATGACGATCCTCCCCGTAAAATTTATTAAAATCTTCTTCATAAAAAGTTCTAGTGCAACCTCTCGTCATAGCCCACCAACTATCCTCATTATAACCATTACTTGTTATGGCAAAATCAATAGTAATAGAAGTATATAATTCTTCGCTTCCGCCATCTTTATCATCAGCTTCCGTTTCGTATTCATCTGCTTCTGCCTTATCAATCGTGTAATCGGCATCACCAAATAACTCTATACCTACATAACTAGCTATAAAGTCTTTAAACTGATCTACATCTTCTTCTTTTAATAACATATTAGTCCCTTTCTAATAATTCAATCATTTGATTAATGGCATCTCTGTTAGTATGCCAATCTGTGCTATTAATTAACTCAGGTTCTTCTTCTGCTATTTGAGTCATTAAATCATGTAAAAAATGCAATCGTGCTATACGATAATCCCTATTGTTCCTCATCATCTTCCTCCTCAAAAATATCAGTATAAATTCCATCAATATCTTCATTGGATAATTTGTTGTATCCTTCAAAGCCATTTTTTAATACATTAGCAACAAAGCGTTCCAAATCTTTATAATCGTTAAATATGTTATCCATATCACGATTAACTAATGCTTCAACTTTCTCTTCTCTATTCATCACCTTTCTCCTCATCTACCATAAAATTGATTGTTCTTAGGCCATCAAATATCTGCATGACCTCATAATCTACATCTAACTTATCTAATGCCTCAAAAAGTTCTTTTGGTGTCATATATACCCCTCTTGTTTAGATTGTTTAAACATCATGGCTTGATATCTTGCCACGAATAATAAATAGTTCATTTCACTCTCTACCTTAAAAAAATTATTTGCATCTAATTTATACCTAAACCAATGGTGTTTATCTTTATCATCTATTACTAACCAAGCATACCGCTTAAAAGGTGCATAGTATCTTATATATCGCATTATCATTACATTGCCTCCTAGTGTGAATTAGTCTTGGCTTCTTGATCGGAAGCCCAATTATCTATGCAATTATCAAACCTTCTCATAGACTCCTCTGCAATAGCAGTCATAAGTTTAAGATAGTCATCGCCCTCAACTCCCTCAATCTCATCTGCATCTTGCATAGCTTCTAATACGCTTTTATATATTGCTAATGCTCTGTTGTTCATAGCTTTTCCTCCGTATATACATCTTTATATTTAGCGGTAATAACTAACATCTCATGCGTAGGGTCTGCTTCGCATACCTTACATATCTCATTCCATACATCTTCATGGTGAAAGTCATCAGGGTATAGCTTTAAATGAAAAAATTGGCTCATCTTAGTCCTCCACTTGATCTATTGTAAAATTATCGCTATCGCAAGGCTCTAAGCCTCCGTCTTGCATAAGTTCATAAAACTTTTCAATAGCTTCTTCCTCATTTTTTGCATCAATATCTTCTTGATAAAACACTTGCTCACTTGCTTTAACTCTAAATGTTTTCATCTTTAATCTCCTCTATCTCTCTTTTATCTTGATAATAATCTATTATTTCAAAACCCCAATTACTTGGTAAAGTTTCAATGTAATGAGCATGATTAAAAAAATCACAATCCTCAAATAGCTTATCTATTGCTTCCTTATTCTCTGCTTCTATTTGATAAACGACATCAACTATTTCCTCACGCTTTTCAGGCACGATAACTCTAAATGTTTTCATTTTCAATCTCCCTTATCTCAGTTTCATATGTATTGATAGTTTCATAATCACCCGCATCTTCATACTCAGGTTCATATGCGCCACTATCCATTAATTTAATAGCTTCATCTTGGCTTTCAGCATCAATGTAATATATTTCATTCTCTGTAAAAGCCACTTGTTTTGGTATGATAATTTCATATCTTTTCATTGTTGGCTCTCCGCTATAAATGTTATATCTGCATCTCTAATATCAGAAGGTTCTAAATCGCTATATAACTCCCAAAACTTTTCACTAGCCTCATCACGATCTTGAGCCTCCACCATTGTTTTATACACATGAGTTTCCCTTGCTTCAATATAAAACTTACTCATCATCTTCCTCCTCATCTTCTTCTTTATATTTAATAGCACTTTTAACTGCATCTTCTATTAAATAATAGAGTTGTGAACCCTGTTCTGTGTTCTCACTCCCGTTCTTTGTCTGCTGAACCATATCGTCATACAAGCCTAAATGGTCAATAACTTCAAAATAAACATCGTTTGCAATTTCACATACTTGATCTAAATCTAAAATGTTTTTCATTATAGTTCCCTCGTTAGTTAAGATTATCAAATGATAATCAGATAGCACCCATGAGGCGCTATCGGGTATCACTCATATAGCGGGTATAACTCCTAGCCTATCATCAGAAGTATATAGCGCACCACCATTATTACCTTCGTCATCACTCTGCGGAATTATCCATGAGCCATCAGTAAAATCAATAATGACAGGCTTTTTATACCACATAAAGTCCTCCATCTCTTTATGGTTCATGTATCTAACTGATTTAATAGTCTTGCCTACTAAGAAATCACTAACCTTTCTATTCCATACATCAGCAATCTCTAAGTCATATTTTTTTCTCTCTTGCGGTGTCATCTTACTTCCTCCTCGATATTATCTTTATAAAATCTTTCTACTGCTTCAATGGATTGATTAGCCCAACCTACCCAACCATCTCTAATAATCCACTCCAAATCATCACGCTCAGCACCACTTTGAAGCCAATCAGTTTCAAATTTAACACAAGCCTCTCTTTTGTCATCTATTGTCATACTGCCTCCTCAAAAAAAAGTTTATATTGATCTTTTACTTCTTCGTCTGACATCTCGTCATAACCTATTATGCCCCCTATAAATACATCAGCAAGTTCACGAAGATCAAAATTATCAACCCTATATTCTACTAACTTTTCAATCATCTCTTCCCTATTCTGCTTTTCTGCTTCCTCAGGTTCGCTTTGAAGATATCCTTCGGGCTTATCATCTTGGGTAATGTTATCCTCATGCGCTTGATCTATTGTATCGGGTTCAGGGTTCGCTAGACTTCCGCCTGTTATCTCGGCCAGTAGATCGTCTGCTTCCCGTTTCTTATCCATAGAAATATGAGCGCTTGATCTTATCGCTTGGGCTAGAGATTGTATTAATCTATCCTTAGCGGTTGCGCTTGTATCGGTGGTAATGATCTCTTTACGCTCTGAGAATAGAGCGACTTCTGTTATCTTGCCGAGTAATTCAAGCGCTTTGATCTGTTGAGCGTGATTGACTTCGGGATCGAGTGCCTTTTCTGTTAGCTTTTGGATAGTGAGCGCCCTTAAATGAGCGGGTAAAAGATATTTTTGTGCTTCTAATGATAGCTTTATCGCTTCCACCTGTAGAGCGATGATAGGGTTTTTTGCTAGGCGTTGGCCTTCGAGGCTTTGAATGTTAGGGCTTGAGTGTGTGTCATAGGCTTGGCGGTATGCTTCCGCCTTATTACCTGTGAGCGCTAATGCTTCCGCAAATTCTTTTTGCTTTTTTGTCAATGTCTTAGGGCTTCCCATGAGTAAAGTATCTATCGGGGTAGCTTCGAGGCCTTCTTTTATTTGCTTTCGGGTTAGCTTCATAATAATGGGTATATAACGGGAACGAATAAGAAAAGGCCATTATATATTGTTTTGTTATATATTACTATCTTTTTGACCTTCAGAAACGCTCTATAACAAACGATCTCTTATCGGGTAAGGTTATCCTATTAACCAATTATGATACATTCCTATATGCTTTCCCTATACGCTTATAAGCTATATCGGGCTTTTTCGCTTCGCTATCCATGCGCTTTATTGGGGCGGATTGGGTCATTGAAAATAATTGTATAAATAACTTGCATTCTTTAATAATCTTTGATCTAATATCTTTAAGGCTTTGAGAGGCCTTATTTATCAACGAAAGGGGCAATATATGAAATCACAAGAACAATTCTATTTAAGAGCTAGACAATCAATAGAAGACAAGCCTATCGAGAGCGAGTATAAAACAGAGGCAGAGGCTATCGAACAGGCTATTCGATTATTAAAGCAAGGCCAAATGGTAGAGTTTGGAATAGAAATAGCTATTGGATTTTAGATTAATCTTAAAGCCTCTTAACATCTAGGGGGCTTTAGGGCTTAATTTAAGCCTATTTAATGAAAGGGAAATCATTATGTATGAATTAATAAGGGCTTTACAATCTACGCTTCTATCGGTTCTAGGTGTTTATTGCCTAGAGTTTATAGGCTTATTCGCTTCGCTTCTATGCTTTATTGTGGCGGGGGGCTATGCTTTTTTAGCTATCAAAGGGGCTTCTTATGAATAAATATCGGGCTTTATACATTAAAGATAATAAACAATACAAAACTTATGTTTTAGCTAAAAATGAGGTTATGGCTATTAATAGGCTCTTTGATACTAGCTATCGAGATTTCAGGGCTTTCAATCATCATGCTTTAATTAGTATTTCATTACTTCAAAAAGGGGCTTCAAATGGATAAACAAGCTATATTTAAAAAAGATTGGATTTTCAGAATGATAGACAAGGCACACGATCAGGGGCTTGTAATAAGCCCTGATATTATCGCTTCTATTTATAACATACCTGAAAAAGACGCTTTAACCTTAATTAATGAATGGTTCGCTGATCGCTTGGCTTCGCTTATACAGGGGGCTTCAAAATGACACTTCAAGAATATATTACTAATTTATCCGCTAGGCCTGAATGGGAACTTCGAAACATGCGGAAGGCTTTAAACATGCTTGGGGGCTTCTTAAATTCAGATGATGATAATTTAAGGCTTCAGGCTTGTGAAATTGTATTAAAAATGAAACGACAACAAAAAGGGGCTACAAAATGAATAAACATCAAAAAGACACTATAAAGTTAGTAAATGAGGCTTATTATAAATTATCAACATTAAATAACATTAACTGGACACCATACCGAGATGAATTATTTAATATGAATTTAAAAGACGAAAAGCAACACCGCAAGGCCTTCGGGGGCGAGGTTAGAGAGTATGAAACACCAATGGCCGATTGTGCTAGGCTTTTTGTCGTTAAACATATCGCAGAGGCGCTTATTAAGCCGAACCGATACACAATCAAAGATACTTTACACATAAAAAAATCATGTATTCAGGCTCAAGCCTTAGTAGAAAATTATGAGCATAGAATTATTGAGGCTTGGCATATTTTCGATTTTCAATTATTAGCGGATTTAGACTATATTCTACTGATAGACTATGCGCATTATTTAGAGAATATCGAAAGAATGAAGGCATACGATCAAATAGAACCTATTACATTAAACGCTTAGTTTAATCTTTAAGCGCCTTTTTATAGGGCGCTTAGGGGCTTAAATTAAGCCTATTTAATGAAAGGGTTGATTGTGGATTATATCGAGCAACAATTTAACAAGATTTTTGAAACGAAAGGCGAGGCTTTAAACCTGAAAATTCAGGCAGACGGGGCGCATACTCATTGGCTTAGCATTACTGAGCATGAGGCGCAATTAATAAAAGACATTTTAAAATCTAGGAAAGGTGAATAACATGGACTATATCTCAGAAAGCGGAATTTTATTAAATGACTTTGGGCATGAAATACGAGATGAAAATGGCGAGATCATCTTTATTGAGCCTAAGTATCGTAAAAATTATGAAGTATTAACTGATGATGAAAGGGCTTAACTAGAAATATCTTTTAAAGCCTCTTTAAAGGGGCTTTAAGGGGCTATTTTTGGCCAACAGAAAGGGTTATATGGAAAAATTAGAGCAAGTTTATTACTATGACTTGGTTGATCGTTTTCAGAAATTCAGGCACGAGGATAAGGGCTTTAATGCCTTTTATAAATCAACAGACTTTGGCCTTTGGGTTGCGGATATGATTAAATCAGGTGAGATTATCGCTTTATGGGATAAGTAGTGGCGCATATAAAAGTTTGCGTCAGTACTTAGCATGAGGCGGTTTTATGTTTTATTAACTAGAAAAGGGGAACATCATGGGTTTAGATATGTATTTATCAGCAAAGCGCTATCTTTGGAATATTAGCGATGATGATAGGGCTTTAGCAGAAAAGATTGGTGCGGAAGTAGGCGGTGAAAGTTTAGGCCAAACTAAAGAAGTGGCAAGAGAGGCTTTTTATTGGCGCAAGGCATGGGCTATTCATCATTGGTTCGTTGTCAATGCACAAAGAGGTGAAGATGATTGCAAAGAATATTGGGTTGAAAGGTATAAATTAAAGGAATTACTAGATACTTTGAAAAGGGTAGATAAAAATCCGTCATTAACAAAGGATATATTACCGCTTCAAGCTGATGACAATGATGGCAAGGAATGGGAATTAGAACAGATTAGGCGCACAATCCCCGCTTTAGAAAAGCTGATTAATGACGATAGTCTTAAAGATCATTGGGATTTTTATTATCAATCATCATGGTAGAGGGACATATGAAAACAGATCAAGACAAAGCAAAGCACTTTTTTAGATACAATTATTATCAATGGCAGACACCAAGAACTTTAAGAGAGGCCATGCGCTATTCTTTGGTTAAGGCTTGGCGCAAACAACATAGTGATGTTAAACAAACAGAGGGGGCAATATGAATAAGCATGAGGTTCGCTAAAATTATGCTTATCGCCTAAATTATAGCGCTTATGAAAACAGGCCATAAAGCCTAAATTTTCATTAAATTTTCTAGGATCATCGGGAAAAGTGTCATAACATAATTGAATGTTATAGTTTTTATATTCTATTGTTTCAATAATGTCATTCATTGTAAGCCCCTTCTAATTCATTAATTTGATCTCGGATAAATTGCTTATTTCTTAAATAGCCTATGATAGTTTTCAAGCGAGGTGCTATTGTTTCGTCATAATCTTTGTCATCTGCCAATCTATAGCTTATATCTACTAAATTATCTATCATCTTTTGAATTTGTTTATCATTCATGTTATTCCCCTCTGTAATAGTCAATAAAACTTACGAAAGCCTCAATCCCTCTTTGATCATCAGTTAATACTTCATAATTGTTGCGATACTTAGGCTCAATGTAGATCAAACCGCCTTCCTCATCTCTTAATTCATGCCCAAAATCATTTAATAAAATGCCTTTTTCTGATATATAGTCCATGTTAAGCCCCTTTATGTAATGTTTCAAAAGTTTCTTGAAGCGCATAATATATCTGTTCTTGTAATTCCTCAGCTAAGGCCTCATCTAAAGAAAGACTAGCTATTTCACCCGCCCAATCCCATAAAGCGCCTGAATAACTCTCATCTAAATCGCCCCCCTTGCAATCCTCTTTTTTAGCATGATTTTCTAATTCTATTCTGTTTTTAATATAGTCATTCATTTAAAGCCCCTCTCATTATGGTTAATTGATCTGTGATATCTTGATACATTCCCGTCATGTAATTACTGCCTAAATCTTTTAAATCCGCCTCAAGCGCCTTAATATGATCTGATACAGGGATAAATTCAACATTCCAAATATCCGATATCATGCCTAAAGAAAAAGCCTCATGCGGTATAGGCTCATCACCGCCTAAATCCTCGTCATCACTCATTCCCTTAAAATGATCTATAATTTCCGCCTCTGTTGGCGGGTTATCGTATGACCAAGCACCAAAATTCCCGCCTTCGTTGTCTTGTATAATATATTTCATTGTGCGCTAGGCCTTTCATCATAATTATTAGATTTTAGAAGCCTATGGATATATTCCGCCTCATGCTCGGTAATGCTTAACCATTTTGTGCTTCCGCCTTTGCCAACTATTTTTAACTGGATAACATGATCTAAATCAGCAAAAACTTTTTTAAATTGCTCGTCAATATAACTCATCATTTAACCCTCTCTAATTAAATAGGCCTAATTTAAGCCCCTAAGCGCCCTTATAAAAGGCGCTTAAAGATTAAACTAAGCGTTTAATGTAATGGGTTCTATTTGATCGTATGCCTTCATTCTTTCGATATTCTCTAAATAATGTTGATAATCAATCAAAAGAATATAATCTAAATCAGCTAATAATTGAAAATCGAAAATATGCCAAGCCTCGATAATTCTATGCTCATAATTTTCTACTAAGGCTTGAGCCTGAATACATGATTTTTTTATGTGTAAAGTATCTTTAATTGTGTATCGGTTAGGCTTAATTAAAGCCTCTGCAATATGTTTCACGACAAAAAGCCTAGCACAATCGGCCATTGGTGTTTCATACTCTCTAACCTCGCCACCGAAGGCCTTGCGGTGTTGCTTTTCGTCTTTTAAATTCATATTAAATAATTCATCTCGGTATGGTGTCCAGTTAATGTTATTTAATGTTGATAATTTATAATAAGCCTCATTTACT